CCCAGCCTTTTCCAAATGCCAGCACTCAACACCAGCGACATCAAGAGCCACCTGCGGATTTACCACACGCAGGACGATTCCTACATCGGCACGATCCTGCTGCCGGCGGTCCGCGAGACCGTCGAGCGCTGCACCGGTCTGGCCATGCAGGCCATCGAGCGCTCCTACAAGGTGTCCGAGGAGGGCGACACCTGGGTTGTGCTCCCGATCCAGCCGGTTAACACCAGCGGCGCCATCACTGCCGTTTACGTCGACGACGACGCCGTGACGCAGACCGCTACGCCGGAACTGCACTGGGACGGAGAGCGCGTGGCGGTGCTGGTCGATGAGGCTTGGAACCGCCCGGTGACCCTGAACTGGGTAACCCTCGTCGGCGACCACTACATCAACATGCTGGCGCTGCAGCTGTGCGGGCGCCTGTACGCCGACCGCGGCGACAGCACTGGAGCCATCGAGGGCAAGGCCGAGCAGATGCTGATGGCAATGCTCGGGGAGCATGGGGTGCACTGATGGTCCCGCGTGGCATGTTCCGGCACGAAATGGCGGTGCAGAACTACACCGTTGCCACTGTTGACGCTTACGGGCAGGACGTGAAAACTTGGAACACGGCCGCGACGGTGTTGGGCTACATCGAGTCGGCCGACGGCCGAAGCATCGACTCGGTAGACATCAACCGCGGGCAGACGGCGTGGAGGCTCATCCTGCCTTGGATTGACTCGGTGACCGTCAAGAGCCGGATTCTGCTGCGCGAAACGGGCAAGTCTGACCGAGTTCTTCAGGTCACCGGCGTACTAGATCCGACCCTGCGGCGCATGGAACTGCACTGCGAAGCGCTCGAGGTGACGGCATGAGTTTTCGCCGCGGCGCTACGTTCAACACCCCGGAGCACCTGCGGGCGTACGAGCGTTTCATGCGACGCCAGGTCAACGCTTCGGAAAACCTGGGCATCATGCGGGCCGGGGCAAGTGTCCGCGCCCAGCGGGCGTTCCTGGCAGCCGAACAGGTGTTCCTGACGCTTCCCGACCGAGTCAGCCGGAACCTGTACAAGCAACTGCTGCGGCGCAGCCTCAAGCGCCTGGCGACGACCTACAAGCAAAACTGGCTGACGCACGGGGCCACCCACCGCAGCTACGGCGGGCAGGAAAGCCTGCGCAAGGCGTCCAGCAAGGTGATCCAGTCGATGGGTGACACCCGCGGGCTCAAGACCACCAGCCGCACCGGCTTCCGGTACAAGCGGCGCCCCAGGTCGTACATCGCGCCAATCGTCGACAGCGGCCGCGCACAGTGGCACGTAAAGCGGGCCACGTATCAGCAGTTCCCGCCCGAGGTCCTCAAGGAGGACCTGGCGCTGGTCATCGAGACGCAGCTGACCGAACTGGCCCGCAAGGCGCGGATGAAGGTGTCGAAGAAATGAGCATCGAAACGGCCATCCGCGACCGGCTCACCAGCGACACTGGCGTTTCGGCGCTCGTCGGCACGCGAATTAGCCCCGAATGGCGCCGGGAAGGTACCGCGCTGCCGGCCATTGTCTACAGCATCGATAGCCGGACTCCCGTGCGCACGCTGGCGCAAACGACCAGCCTGGCAGAGTTCGCCGTGTCGGTGGATTGCATCGCCGTCAGTTTGTCGGCGGCCCGGACTCTGGCGGCTGCTGTGTCGGGAGTGCTGAACGACAACACGGGATTTACGACCGTAGACGGCACGCGCATTCAATGGAACGCCACCGACGGCGAAGACGTCGAGCGCATGGACGATCAGGAAGGCACCGACGACGGCCCGCGGGTGGTCCGTCAGACGTACAGAATTTGGGCAACAGGAGGATAAACCATGGCATTTATCGCAAACGGCACGACATTGTCAATCACTATTGGGGCTGGAGCCGCAACCGTTGTAGACGCGAGTGACATCAACATCACGGCATCAAGCGCTACCGTCGACGCTACCGTGCTCAACTCGTTGTTTACTTTGGCTATTCAGGGGCGGCCGAACGTGACTGGATCAGCAACGATCCACACGGACAACGTTACGGCGGGAACCTTGGCAGCAAAGTTCGGCGGGGCTACGCCCGACACGTCAGCGGTGACCATTACGATCAACGCCAGCGGTGGAGCATCTGGCGGGATTGACTACACCGGAAGCGCTGTGATTACAGGATTTAACGCCACATATGCCAATGACGCAGTGCACCAAGCAACGTTGAGCTGGCAGTACGTCGGGCAAATCACTGTGAGCCGATCAGCATGACCTGGCGCACCCTGAACAGCGAGGCGGTGGCCGGTTACCCGTCCGTGCTCGAGGTCCGGCCCATCACGGTCGGCGAGTGGCGCAAGATCGAGCAGCTGGACGACGACGCCAAGCAGTCGTTCCTGCTCGAGTCGTGCACTCGGGTGGACGGCGTGCCGGGATCGACGGCGCTGGACGTTCACGTGGCCATGGCACTCGTCCAGGGGGTGATGGCAAACCCTTGGAGTGGACCGCAGCCGACCGCATAGAGCGGCTGCTGACGGTCCTGGCGTACGGGCTGACTCGTCAGCCGCAGACGGTGGTGGAGCCTTGGCGCAAGCCGGGGCAGACTGACTGGATGGCAACCCTTGGGAAGGTGGCAACGTGGCGAAACTAGGACTCTCAATCGGGATCGACGCCGACGTGACCGGCCTGCGCAAGATGGGGCAGCAGGCGGCTGCAACCCTCGAGGGCATCCGCGGCCAATTCGGTCGCATGCAGAACCTTGTCGGCGCTGCCATGGCCAGCCCGCTGTTTCAGGCCATCGGATCGTTCTACCAGGCCAACATCGAGGCGCGGAAAACGCTCGATGAAATGACCAAGCCATTCTCCACGCGGATGATCAAGGCCGAGATTGACGCCATGAATACCAAGATGGCTGCTGGTCAGAGGATGGTCGGATTGGGTATGGACGAGCCGGGTGCCGCACGGATCGAGCGTGGGGCACAGCGGGAAATCGCTACCGCGCTGCGGGCTACGTCACCGTCCGGACGGCAAGCGAGGAACATTGAGTCTTTTTTCACCGATCCGGGCGCGTACATAGCAAACGCCACCTACGGCTTCGGTGGACATACGGACAAGGTGCTGCAGGACATGGGAATCGGCTTCCGCATGCTCGGCGGCGGGGAAGGTGCTACCTCTCTGGAAAAGCTGCAAATGCAGGAATCGGCCATACGGGCCGAAACTGGCTTCGCAATGGCAAGCGGTGACACCGGGCGGCTCGAGTCGCTGAACCTGCAGCTGCTGCGCGTGCTCGAGCAAATCAAGCAGAACACAGATAGGAGCCGCTGATGGCGTGGCAGGTATTCAGGCAGCACAACCAGCAGTCACTGACCATCGGCATGGAGCCGACCGAGGCCGTGCACACCACCAGGTTTCTCGTGGCGCAGGACGACCCGGCCTACGTCGGGACCAGCGAGGACAGCTGGAACGTCTACAACTCGATCAAGGCGCAAACTGCACCGTTCGACCAGATCGAGGCGCTCGGGACCAGGCTGGCACTTGGCACCATCGACGGCGGCCTTGCTCAGTTCATCGTGCAGGACATCAGGGTGGAGACCCACCCGGACCGCGCCAACACGTACATGGTGACCTCGACCGCCAGGGGGCCGGTGGTCGGCGTGGCGCCGTTTCGGGGCGTCAAGACGAGCCTGCAAAGTGCCGAGCGCAAGGTGTCGCAATACATCCGACCGGCTGCGGCGTCGTTCCCAACGAACGGCACCATTACTTGGCCCCCCACCACGCTGATCGCCAGCGGCACCGTGAGCAACATCATGGGCACGCCGTTTATCCGGTCTGTCCGGCAGGAGCTGTTTCGCGTCGAGTTCTTGGTGAATGACACCAACTCGGCGCTGGGCTACACCAACGTGCCCGCAAACATCACCGAGGACCTGCTCAAGCGCAATTCGGCAGCGTTCGCCGGTTACGCCGCCGGAACCGTCCTGTTCCAGTCGTACGAGCGGCGCTACGTCAGTGACTCCGTCAGCATGGACGTGTACACGTTCCTGTACGACGAGTGGTTTCACCTCGAGCAAATCCCCATGCGCAACCCGGTAGATGGGTCCATTTGGGTCGATACCACTATTTCCGTCGGCGGTTCGACCATGAAGGCGACCGCCAGGGCGGTGTGGTATCAGGCATACCCCGACACGGCTGCATTCCACACGGCGGGCGTGATCCTGCCCACCGAGGTCATCGACATTCTCTCCAACCCCAAGCCCGCTTGGCCATGACCGGATTCCTGCAACCATCCGTCTACGCTCCCGTCGGCCAGTCTGCCGATGCGTTCAACCTGATGGTGGAGGCTGCGCAGTTCGTTACGGCCAACCGTGGCCAACTCGAGAACCTGCTGCTGCAACGTGGTGCCGTCGTGTCGTGGCACCCCATGAAGGTCGTAAGCAGCACGCCACTGACATCCAACCGGTGGACGTATCTGCTCTCGAAGGCGCAGCCGCAGTCGACGCCGACCAGCATTTCGACCATCACGGAAACAGACGCAATAAACGTGACAGCGTACAACTTGGCGGAGTATGGCAACACTTCGTCTGTAGCCGGTGGCGGAGTCAACGCGACTAGGGCCAATGCTGCAGGATTCAACCTGCTTGCTGTTCCTGATGACGCGTTCGTAATGGCTGCCATGGTCTATACGGCCAGCGGGCTGACCGTCGCGCTATTCGAGCGCATGAACCAATATGACGGTGAATGCCCCTCTGCCCTCATCAATGAGATTGACGGGGGGAGCTACTGATGACCGACCAAATCCGGCTCAAGCGCTCGAGCACGGCGGGAGCGGTTCCTTCGACGGCACAGCTGGTCGACGGGGAACTGGCCGTCAACACTGCGGACGGTGCTATCTACCTCGAGGTCACCGGGCCGGCCATCGCCAAGATCGACGGCCGAAAGACCGAGGTGACGGTGTTCACCAGTAGCGGCACCTGGACGAAGCCGACAGGCTGCGCATACGTCGATATGTGGGTGATCTCGGGCGGGGGAGGCGGCGGCAGCGGCCGTTGCGGTGCGGCGGCCACCCACCGCAGCGGTGGGGGCGGGGGCGGAGGCACCTGCATCAACGTGCAGAACTTCCCGGCCAGCGCACTTCCCGGCACCCTGCACGTCACGGTCGGCGCAGGCGGCACCGGCGGGGCGGCGCAACTGACGGCGGACACAAACGGAAACAACGGCACCGCAGGCGGGGAGAGTCGTGTCGGCACGACGGCTGGGGCTGGCGACATCGCCCTAACTGGGGTTGGCAACGCCGGGAGCGGCGGCCAGACCACGAGCGGCTCAGCCGGTGGCGCGACCACGGCAGGCATCTACGACGGTGGCGCTGGCGGCGCAGGAGCCCATACCACCGGGGCTAACTCGCCAGGATTCACGAAGGGCGCGAGTGGCGGGGGCGGCGGCGGTGGCATCACCAGTGGCAACGCAACCGCTGGCGGCGGGAATGGCTCGAGGACTGCCCATTTCAACGGCAGCGGCCCTGGCGGTGCAGCCAACGCAGCAGGCAGCAACGGGGCGTCCAACGGCGTCGTAGGCACGGGCGGCGGTGGGGGCGGGGGCAGTTCCACGGCCGGACGAGCCGGTGGCAACGGCGGCAGTTACGGCGGCGGCGGAGGTGGTGGAGGCGGCGGCCTGAACGGAATCGGCAGCGGCGCGGGCGGCAATGGGGCGCCCGGCCTTGTGATCATTAGCGCGTACTTCTGAGGGCACCTATGCGTTGGGCAATCGTCATCAGCGGAATCGTCGACAATGTCGTGGTGTGGAACGGAACGCCCGAGTGGACACTTCCAGCCGGGGCTGAGGCCGTCCAGCTGCAGGATGGCACCGTCTGCAACATTGGCTGGGAGTGGGATGGGACTACGTTCAGCGAGCCGGTGGAGCCATGAGATGGCTAGCCGCCATCGTCGTCGTCGTGGCGACCTCCTGCGCTGGTCCGAGCGAGCGGATTGCCGCCAACACGACCGCCGTGCGTCAACTCGCGCACAGCAGCGGCCGACGCTTCGAGCGCATCGCCAGCGAGGCTGACGCCCAAGCGCCCAGCCTGCCGACGATCAAAGGGGAGGCCGTGGCCGGCCAGGGCGAGCAGGCGCGTATCCTTGACGCCGTGGACATGATCTACATGGCGTTGACTGGAGTGGAGGACCAGGTGCCCTGGTGGGTGGCCCCCCTCGTCTGGATTTGCATCGCCCTGGCCGTGCTCGGCGTCGGCTTCATCGTGTGGCACACCGGCGTCGGGCGGCTGGTCAAGGGCTGGCTGGGAATCGTGACACCGACGGAGCGCCGAGCGGCCGAACTGACGGCCAGCCTGATCGACTTGACGCCTGAGCAGGCAGTGGCCGCGGTGGCTGAGCTGCGCCGGGCGGACCCGACGTTCGACGCGGCGTTCCGGCGTGCCGCGCCGATTCGCACTCCCAGCCGGAAGAGGAAATGACCATGGCCAGTTTCATCGGTAGCGTTTGGTTCGCCCTGCTCCTGGGCGTCTGTGGTTACGTGGCCGGCAACCTGTTCCCGCTGTCGAAGTTCAAGAAGTGACGCTGGTACGCCAGTGCTGCTGCAACCCGCAGGAGCCGATTGTTTGCTGCGGTGAATGGCCGACCTACTGCGCAACGCCAGTAGGTCTTGGCTATTGGTTCTACTCCCTACACCGTTCGCTGATTCACCACGGATCGTCCATCACGCTGGCAGGGCTGACGCCGGTGGCGCTATCGGCTTCGTTCGTTGGATCGACCACCGCCGTCGACCCTGAGACGTTGCTAAACGAGTGCAGTTTCCCCGATCCGATTGACCAGTACCCGTATCCGGTGCTTATGCCCGGATTCGCCCAAACGCCGATCCGACCGTGGAACTACTCAGTACCTGTTTTTCGGGGATCGAGCACGCAGGTCGGGGACTATGAGATTGTGTGGCCGATTCTGCAGAAGTGCTGCATCGGTGGGTCGTATGACCAACTAGTGGTCGGATTGGAAATCCGCGGTTCTGACCTGATCGGCAAGATCGTCGCGCAGCTTGGCACCAGCCCGAACAACCTGACCGGCGCATACAACGGAACTGGCAGGCACTGGTACAGCCTGCCCAACGGTAATTTCCGCTTCTTTGCCGATCCCGGTCTATGGGAGCGCGACGGGCTCGGCGCTGGCTTGCCGTCGTTCTCGCCGTTCCGGCTAGGGCATGAGTCCGGCCCGACAATCATCGAGCACACCGGTGCAGTGCCGTTCGAGTTGACACACACCAACTGGTGTCTTGAAAACGGCTACGACAATCCGTGCCGCTGCAATTTCAGCTTTCCCGAGGACCCGCAGTGCTGCGAGTACTACACGGCGTCGATCTATCTCCGGGTCGCCAACGACGGCTGTGCCACGCATGAGATATCGACTAGCTGCATCATGCGCCGAGCGCCTAGCCCATGCCCCCAGGGAAGCCCATTCGACGTAGTGGAGATCAAGAACTCCCTGACAAGGTTTGCTGCAACTGTGCCGAACGGCACCTACACGGTCGACAAGATCAACGGCAACGGGTGCTGCGTGGACTACCTGCCGCCCAATCCGCCATCGACCGGCTTTGACGTTCCGTTCGTTTCCGTGGCGGCAATCGGGTGTGACCTGAACCCCGAGGACTACCCATGCTTGTCTTGCGATCTGCTGCCGCAAACTAGGTTCGATGCCCTGTTTTGCATCACGACCGGCTACACGCTCGACGCTGACGTGCCGTTCGGTGATCCCTGCGCTGGTAGGTACGTCAATTCCAACACCTGGTATATCGGCGTGTATCTGCGCAACAACGGGGATGGCTGCTGCATCGATGGCTACCGAGACCTGGCGGCCTATTTCCTGAACAAC